AATTAAAAATCCTGTTTTAGTAAAGCGGGAAAGAGAGCAACGGCAGGCACAAGCCCAAGAGCAACAACAATTAGAACAAGAGGCTCAAGCGGTGGAAACTGCCAGCAAAGCGAAACAATCACAACTAATATGACCGAAGAGGAGTTAAATAAAATATTTAAACAAGTATTTGAAACAGAAAACGGAAAGATTGTTTTAGAAAACTTACAAAGAGTAATATTAGAAACAACCCCCTTTTCTCAAAGGTCAGAAGATACCACTACTGATTCCCTACTTCGTGATGGAGGAAGAGAATTATATAATTATATCCTTTCTAGGGTTAGAGAGGAAGTAACAAACAATTAATTTACTATGACCGACCAAGTAGAAAACACAGAAAGTGTAGAGACAGCACCAGTTGAAACAAGTAATGAAACAGTTAATAAAACAAGCTTTATTGATCAAATAACAGACGAAGAAATAAAAGACTCTAAATCATTATCTAATTTTAAAGATATTAACGGACTAGCAAAAAGCTATGTAAACCTAGAAAAGAAACTAGGATCACCAAAAGAGCCAGAAAGTTTTGCACCAGAAGATTATTCCTATGAATTACCAGAGAATTACAATGCTAATGAAGATATACTAAACCCTATAAAAGAAAAAGCTATTGAGCTAGGAGTTAAGCCAGAAGCTTTTAAACAACTAGTAGAAACCTTTGTAGGAAAAGAAAGTGAAATATTAGGTAATATGCAAGCAGAATCAGAGGCTAAAATTACTGAAATGCAAGAGGGGTTAAAAAAAGAATGGGGAGCAGCTTATGACCACAACCTAAAAGAAGCTGAAAACACTTTTCAAAGATTTGCTTCAGAGAATGACCAAGAGGCTTTTGCTAACCTTTCACCAGAAGGGCAGCTTGCAGTTGCTAAAATTATGCACAATGTAGGAAAGCAGATTGCAGAACCAAAACAGGGAAGTATAGGAAACCAACAAACAACCTTGACAAAAGAAAACGCTTTAACTAAAATAAATGAAATTAGGATGTCTAAAGATTTAGATCCTAATACAAAAGAAAAAGAGCTTGCAAAATTATATCCTATTGCTTATGCAGATCAATCAGCAGAATCATTAGGGATAGTTTCCAGCTTTTCTTCTCTTTAAGATGATTGTCCATATAAGTAAAAGGTAGCTCTTGAGTCTTTGAAAATTGATGGGTAGCAATTGAGATGCGAATAATCGCAATTTAAATGTTATTTAATTAATTTAAAAGACTCAAACAATGTCAACACAAAATCAAATTCATGTAAAACAGTTTAAGGATGATATTATCCAAACTGTACAACAAAACAATGTCCGTTTAGACGGAACAGTAAGAAGAAAAGAAGCTGTAAAAGCAGAAGAATTCTTTTTTCATAAACTAGGTGCTTTAAGCTTAGAAGAAAAGATTGGTATAAATCCAGCAACTCCTTATTTAGATCCTATTCACTCTAGGAGAAAGATGACACCAGCACCTTTTCACGGTTCTTTATTTATTGATGATTTCGATACTGCTAGATCAACCATCTCTGGTTTAGAGAATGATTATATGAAAGCATTATTAAATGCCGCTAAAAGGAAAAAAGATGATGTTATTATCGCCGCCGCAACTGGTCAAGCTTTTGAAGGTAAAGATGGTAATACTGCTGTTAATTTCCCTACTAGTCAAATCGTTCCAACCCCAGCTTCTGGTTTAACTGCTAACAGAATCCTTGATGGTCGTGAGATCATAAGATCTGCTGATGTTGATCCTGACGAAAAACTATATTGTGTTTTAACAGCTAAACAACATAGACAGTTAGAAGATGATAATAAAATTATCAATAGGGACTTCACAATGGGTGCGGTACTAGATAAAGGTATTATCGGTGTATGGAACAATATTAACTTCATCTTATCAGAAAGATTACTTCTTGACGATAACGGAGATAGAGATGTTTTACTTTATACTGAAAACGCTTTAGGCTTCGCAATGGCAAATGATGTTACAATGAAAGTTGGTGAAAATGTCGAAAGATCATTTACCAAGACATTATATCTTAAATTAGATATTGGAGCAACTAGAGTAGAGGATGAAAAGATCGTTCGTATTCCTTGCACAGAATCTTAATATTAAACTTAAATAAATAAAATTATGGCTACTGTAAACACAAAAGGCTCAATAAACCTTACAGGCTTAGATCAAAATACTTTGGTCATGCCTAACGCTAAAACCTCAAAAGGTATTCTTAGAACTTCTATTGATACCTTAGAGATTGATGCAACTGACGACGATACTTCGACTTATCGAATCGCTAGGATCCCATCTAATGCTGTTTTAACAGACATTACTATTAAAAACGATGCTATCTCAGGAGGCACAGATTTTTTCTTAGGCTTCTATGATATTAATGACGGCGTAGCTATTGATGCTGATGCATTATTAGGTACAACTTCTTTAGCTTCAGCAGGCTCTATTGATGGATTAGGTTCTATTGATATTGCTAATATTGGTAAAGAAGTTTGGGAATTAGCAGGTTTAACTAAAGATCCTCATAAATTAGTTGATATAGTTTTAACTGGTAATACAGTTGGAACCGCATCAGGTACTGTAACAGGTATTGTAAAATATACCCTATAACAAAGCAGGGGGAGAAATCCCCCTCAACCTTTTTATTATGTCCGTCTCAAAAACTTCTATTTGTAATAAAGCATTAAGAAAATTAGGAGCTAAAGCTCTAATAAATATTGATACGGATACTTCACCAGAAGCTACTCTGTGTAAAGCAAGTTATGATACGGTTCTTTTAGAGGTTCTAAGAATGCACAACTGGAACTTTGCCATATTCCGTCAATCATTAAATTTAGATGCGTCTGGCACTCCTGTGTTTCAATACACAAACAGATTTATATTACCAACAATTCCAATCTTTATAAAATTACTTTCGGTAGAAAATGATATTGATTTTAAACTAGAAAATAATTTCCTTGTTACAAATGAGCCAACTGTAAATATTAGATTTATTGGTAAAGAAACAGACCCTAATAAGTATGATTCTTTATTCATAGAGGCTTTTTCTTCAAAATTAGCTTATGAGATAGCTTACTCTTTGACTTCTGATGAAACTAGAACAGCTAGAATTAAACAAGATTTTATAGAAGCATTATCTCTAGCGAGAGAAAGAGACAACCAAGAGGATAATGATATAGCAGACACTTCTGATTCTTTTAGTGCTTCAAGGGTGACTGGCTTTAATTTTGGCAATAATATTAATGGTATAACTTTTTCATAATGCCTAGAGCTTCAGAGATAAGAACGAATTTTACAGCAGGAGAATTAAGCACCTTAATAAACTCAAGAACTCAATTTCAGAGATACTTTAATGGTTCTGAAACTTTAGAAAACTGGGTCGTATTAACACAAGGACCAATATTTCGTAGAAAAGGTTTTAGATTTCTAGCGGAAGTAAAAGACTCAACTAAAAAAACTAGACTCATTCCCTTTGAATTTAGCACAGTACAAACTTATGTAATAGAAATAGGAGCAGGTTATTTACGCTTCTTCTCTGGGCAAGGGGTGGTTTTAGATGGTGGAGGTGTTACATTAGAAATATCTAATCCTTATTTAGAATCAGAACTATTTGATATTAAATTCGTACAAGATAGTGATGTAATTTACATGGTTCACCCTAACCACCCTATTCAAAAATTAATTAGGGTAGCATCTAATAACTTTACATTAAATCCAGTAGATTTAGTAAAAGGTCCATATATAGACGAGAATATAATATCAACGGACGAAGTAAGATTGACAGGTAGCGGATGGTCAGAAGGTACAACATTAACCTTAACAGCATCAGGCGGTCATACACCTTTTACTTCTGATCATGTGGGAGGTTTATGGAAAGTAAGGAGCGGAACGGATATTGCTCATGTAAAAATAACTGGGTTTACTAGCTCAACAGTAGTGACAGTAGTAGCTCAAAACGATGTACCTCAAAGCCTACACAATACTGCGAGCTTTAACTGGTCGGAAGGAGAGTTTAGTGATGCTAGAAGCTATGCTGGGGCGATCACCTTCCACGAACAAAGAATGGTGTTGGCAGGCAGTGTAAACGCTCCGCAGAAGGTTTGGTTTTCTAAATCCAACGCAGATTATGAAAATTTCGAAGTAGGAACGAATGCTGATGATCCTTTTGTAGTTACTATTGCATCACAGAAGGGCGATCCTATAAGATGGTTATTTTCGGATCAAGCTCTATTTGTAGGAACGGCGGGTTCAGTATTTAGAATAATAAGCTCAAGAAATAGTCCAGCTTTAGCACCAGATGATATAGACGCAAAGAGGCAAATCTCTTTTGGTTGCTCAAATATACAGCCAGAATTAGTAGGGCAAGCTCCTATCTATATGCAGAAGAACAATAAAACTGCAAGATTAATTACTTTCGATATTGATTCTGATAAATACAAAGGGATTGATATTACTATTGATGCTGACCACATAACAGATGGAGGTATTACCTCTTTTGAATATCAGCAAATTCCCTTATCGTCTTTATGGGCGGTGAGAACAGATGGACAAATCGCCAGATTAACTTTAGAAAGAGATCAAGAAGTGCAAGCATGGTCAAGATATGTTACACAAGGAAACTTTGAATCAATAGCGGTAGTTAGTGATGCGGAAGATAATGACGAAATTTACACAGTCGTCCAAAGAGATGTAAACGGAATAAGTAAAAGATTTGTAGAAGTGCAAGAGCCTAATTATGAAGTAGATAATATAAATCGTTTTTATGTTGATTCTGGATTAACTTATAATGGGGTAAAATCAAGCACAATAACTATATCAGGAAACACATTTACAGCGGACTCTTCCACTTTCCAATCTGGCGACATAGGAAAAGAAATTCACCAATTAATAGGTAAAGGCAGAGCAAAAATAACAGGGTTTACAGACTCTCAAAATGTAACTGTTAGTATAATAGAAACTTTCTCTAGTGCAACATTACTGCCTAATGAATGGGCTATTGCTATTAAAAATATAACTGGATTAGGACATTTAGAGGGCGAAACAGTAGCTATTAATTCAGATGGTGCAACAGTACCAAGTAAAATTGTTAGTGGTGGAGAAGTAGAAATTGATAGTGCAGGATCAATTATCCATATTGGATTGCCTTATTCTTCTAAGCAAAAGAATATGCCTATTGAATCCTTAGCTTTAAGTGGTATAATAGGAACATCACAACACAAAGACAAAAGAATTCACGAGATAGTAGTTAGATTTGCAGATACATTAGGAGGTAAAATAATTGATGGGGCAGGTAATGAAGTTATTATCCCTGCTAGAAGCTTAAACGATAATATGAATGAAGCACCTCCTTTATTTAACGGAGATCAAGAAATAAAAGTTGCCACAGGCTGGGATAAATTGGGTCAAATTGAAATTATCCAAGATGGACCACAGCCTATGACAATTAAAAGTATAACTTA